TCTTGTCTCCTTATCTTCAAACACTTGAGATATGTTTCATCTATGTCTAGTATATCTGGTAACATATTTTTCCTTGCTGATATCTCTATTTCTTCTCCGTCTATTATTATTGTGTATTTTTCTCTATCGCTAGCTCCTGTCGTAGCCCACTGACCATCTTTAATATATTCGTAGAATCCTATTTGTCTTGGTGTATGACCTGTAGTTCTTATTACACTCAGAGCTTCTCTAGCTATATCTTCATAGTACTGGTCTGTAAAATTAAATTCATTTCCACCATGTGCTAAGTCTCTTGCTTCATTAGTCATGTCGAAACCTGGGTATGGTGGTAATCTGTATCCTGTTATTGCTCCAAGTTCATAGTAACTGAATCTATTCATCTCAACATCTTGTGCTATCTTGACTTTGTCATTTATTGGTTTAACTACTGCTAATATCCCTTCTATTCCACTATTAAACATACGACTTATTGAATTAAGCCACTCTGTGCCTAGTATTGCTGTGAACCATAGTATATTTAATATTGTTATGTAATCATATACTCCTCTTATGTTATTTAGAAAACTAATCATTATACTATCATATCCGATTGCCTTAATTGCAGTCCAAGCGTCGTGTATCCTTGTTCTTCGTATTCTTAGGTCTTTCTTTGTACGTGGAGGTATCTTAGAAACTAATTCATCATCATCGTCGTGGTAGGCTGAAACTATATCACCGTATCTCATTACAATCTCTGATTCAGCTAGTTTATTTTTATTAATTATGTTTTGTAAAGAAGTGTGTGTAAATGGTTTCTTATCTCTTGGTAATTGTAAATATGTTTCATCTTTACTCTCATTTCTAACATTATTGGTTGATATCCCTTTGTTAATTGAACTTTTAGTAACATCGTTGTTTATTGTTGTATTTATTAATTCGGAATTAAAATAATCACTCATTTCTATTCCAATTATGCTAAGTATTCTTGAAGTCTGTCCAATATCCCCAATCCTTGGTCTAATTCCGGTTCTTTCTGTTGTTGGTTCTCCATTCCCTTCCCATTCTGCTTGTCCCTTTCTGCTTGTATTAATATCTTCTGAAATGGTGATAGACTGTAATCTTGTTCCTTCCTCTTTGGTGTATCTATTACTACTTCCTGTACTTTCTTGGGCTGTGACTGTTTGTCCATCATATCTTTGTATAATATTTTCTGAAAAGGTGACATTGAATGGTCGGTTGGTGCTTTCGTTAATGTGTTCTCTCTCACTTGTTGTCTCTGGATGTGTTGTTGTGGTTCTGGGTTTCTCTGTTCTATGTGTACTTGGCGATGTAGTGTTACTATATCCCCGTTTCGTTGTTGGCTGTTCCCCGGTGGTGGTCCTCCACGCCAAACGTCCTGTGGAGGACTGGGGCCTCCCTAGTTTGAATTCTCTATTATGGTTGCAACTGTTGTCGTTACACCATCTGTTTTTTGTCTCTTATTAGGTCCGTCATCTGCTATTCCATTAACATTTCCTTCTTTATCTGTCACAGCGACATCGAATATTAAATGTGATATGTTTGCGTCTCCACCTCCCATTGGGAATGTCGGTCCAGGAGTATTGTTGGCTACTATTGGTGCTGGTATTAGTATGTAATTTAAACCTCCTATGAATTGAAACATTATTTGTCCATTTACTGCTAGTATTTCCCATAATATATTCTGTCCGGTTGAGTCCATGATTGGTATCGTGTTTGAGTATGATAATACTTCTGCTACTGGAAGTTGCATATTCTGAGCAGTGTAATCTGGAACTATGACTGGTAAATTTGGTCCACCTGCTGTAACATATATTGCTGTATCTCCAAGGTAGCCTAAGCCTCCAATTGTCACTGGTCCCAAACTATTAAATCCAAAAACTCTATTTAACATTTTAAGGTTATATAATTCTGTATCATCAACATATGGCATCTCAAATTGTCCTATGTATGTTGTATTTCTTTCTGGTACTACTGGTATTAGATATTGTCCGACGTAAAATATTGCTCTATTTCTTGTACTTGTTAAACCTGACTGTTTTCTATCTCCAACTATTGCTTCATTCATACCCTTAGGCATTACTATTAGTGTCTGTGCTAGCCAAAAATCGTTTAGTACTGTTGGGATATTCTCTCCATAGTATCCTCCCGCTAATTTAAGTATGCTAATAAATCCATTTGCTGGATTACTTCTATATGCCATGAATGCTTTGCCATATCTATCTAACATTGGTTTGAATCCTACCATCCTACGACATATTTCGTATATTGTCGTCCATAATTTCGCTATTACTAATCCATTCTCTTGTGGTCCATCATTAATCCAGAAGTTTCTATAAACTGATTTAATTGTTGTTAATTGTAAGGCTGTTGAAAGTGTATCCCAAGTGTTCTTGGTTAATGATGCCATTCTAAAAAATACGTCATATGCTGCAGCATATGCTCGTGCTATATATCGTGCAAAGCTTAGGTTTTCATAACTACCTAAGCCAGCTATTCTGTTATCTGTTATCGTTCCATAAATGTCTGGAGTCAGTATTCCTGATGATATTGCTGAGTACCAGTTCACTGACATATTTGGTAGTACATAATCGAATCTCGATGGTTGTGGTATTGGGAAGTTTACTGTTGTAATTGCTGGTATTGTGTGATCAACAGCAGACATTTGTGCTCTAAGAGCAGATACTCCTGATATTGTCTGTGCTGATCCGTCGTATATTGGTGGGGCGTATCGTACTGTTAATGTCTGTGCGAATTCAAATGCTGCCCACATGTCACTGAAATTTCCTAGCATATTTGCTGTTCTAATCATTACATTTAATATTTGTGTACTGCTTATTTCTGAATTTGGTCCAAACCATGTATATAGATATTCCGATAATCTATATGTATTGTTCACTACTCCATATGATAAATTCATTGCTGCATTTGCTACTGGGAAATTAGTTGTAATATCTGGCCCAGATGTTGGAGTATAAACTAAATTTGCGTTTGCTTCAGCTTGTGATGTTGGTATCTTAACGCTAGCTAACATTGGTAAGATTACCCCTATGTATGATGGTCCTGGTATTGTCACTAAGTCTGAAAATGGTGTAAATATTTGTTGTTGTGGATTATTTCCTCCTATGTCCCTCGTTTGTATATTAAAGTTATTAAATAAGAAAGGATATTGAGATATCAGTGCTATTATTATTGCTAAGTTTGTTCCTGGGTTACTACCCTCTGAAGCTATCAAATCTTCTGGTCGTATATATAGTAATCTGTCTCTATTATCGTACGGTATGGCTGTAACATCCTGAGCAAAAGTTAATGTTCCTTGATTCCCATTTGATGTTTGCACTGGATATAATACTGTAGCTCCGCCGTTATTTTCTCCAAATACTGGTGATGAATTTGGGTTAAGTAATGGTCCTGTACCAACAACACTACTTAAATCCCACTGTGATCCCATGTTTGCAATAGGTAATGTATTGATTGCGTTGCCCCATGAAATACCATTAATTAGAAGCCAACCTTTTAGGAAGAAAATCCATGGTGAATCACCTATTGGTGTTGATGCATTGATTGAATTTGCTAACATCTGGATATCTCCTGATCTAAATCCATATCTAGTTAACGTTGCTGGTTTCACTCCTTTTGAATTGTCGTATGCTGATCTCATGTCCTTAGATAGCTGTGTTTCATTTGATCTTCTTGGTATTGTATTTTGTACTCCGATATTAATTAAAGATAATCTATTTGTGCTATTTACTAATACTCCTCCTACTATTCCTGGTCTTACTGTCCTTGGATAAGCAAATGATTCTAATGGTGGTATGAATCCATTTGCCGATAATGTATTATT